TCTGCCATCCCGCTCACCTCAACGTAATGTAGTTTTCAGGCTCTGCAAGCGCTGCGCCGCCGCCGGAGACATAATCGCGCCATCTGTTTTTTACCCATGTATCTCCGTCCAAAGACCTGCCGCTTTCGCTCGCAAGCAGCGCTTCCATCTGCTTTTCCGTTGCAAGGCAGGTCACGGTAACGGTGTCGTTATCTCCCAGCGGCTGCCCGTTCCGGGTGATGCCGGTCAGGGTATAGCTGCCGTTATTCTCTTTTACCTCCACAGCAATGCCGCTGACCACTGGCAGAGAACCGCGGTTGAAGGGCACAAACCCGCCCTCGCAGCCTTCCACAAAGGCGTGGACGGTCTCTTTCAGCTCCGCACCGGTCATGGTGCGCTGGCGGGACATCAGACCGTTCGGCATGATCATGGAAGCTGCCATTTTCTGGTTATAATCCGCCTGCAGCACACTGCCGGTAAAGCTGTTTGCGGTGGCAAGCAGCACATCGGTGCCATACACGCCGCGCAGCGTGTTTGCCATCACGGAGAAGGCAGCGCTGCCGCCGTTTGCGTGGAATACGTTGGAATAGGCCTTCCCGGAGGTCAGCACGGTCTCGTTGTCGGCAGGCTCCTCATCGGCAAGGAGCTGGGCATTGAAGGCCTGATACGCCTGCTCAGCGGTAAGCTCGCCTGCGATCATTTTGGAGACCACATCCTTGGAAACGGCAAAGAAATCGTTGGAGGCGATGCGGATATACATGTGGTTTTCTTCCACCACGCTGCGGACGTCCTTCAGATACTCGGTCAGGCGCAGGGGAACGTTCTGGCTGTAGCTCAGTATGTCCTGCCCCTCCGAGACGATGCGGTTCTGCGCCTGTTCGGAGAGCATGACGTTCAGCACCTTCATGGCTTTTTCGCGGCGCGCGGTGTCCTGCTCCAGATCCCGGTTCAGGGCAACTTGGAAATAGGGGGTGGTCATGATCCACGGTTCGCCGTTCTGGCTGAAGAAGGGCAGAAAGATCGTGTCGATGCCCTCATCCTGAAACATCTTCACGCCGGCAGAGCTGCCAAAGTACATGGCAACTTCTCCGTTCCGGAACATTCCGGTCACATCGTCGTAATTCAATGCAAGATCATCTGCTGTAAGGTGGGTATCCTGAATGAACTGCTCCATCCGCTCAAACGCCCCCGGCCATACGGTGTCGTCCAGGCCCACCCGCGCGGTGCTGGCGGGGTCGCTGTAGGTAGTGCGCCACTTGCGCCCCGCGGTGGTGGTAAGCTCGGCAGCGGAAAGCCCCTGCAGGGTTTCCATGCAGGTGTAGTCGTAGGTATAATCGGAGGTAAAGCCGCGGATGCCTACCTTTTCAAAAGCCTGACAGGCCGCTACAAAGCTTGCGTAATCGGTGGGCAGGGGAATATCGTACTGCTCAAAAAGGCTGCGGTTGACCACAAAGCCGTGGGCATCCGCGCAGACCGGCAGCCAGTTCACGCTGCCATCCTCGTTTTTGAAGCTGTTGAGGTAGGTGTTGTACACAGCGCCCGCCTCATTGGTCATGGCAAGGTTCATCAGGCTGTCCTTCAACGGTGCCGCATCGTGCAGCGAGAACCGGCAGCAGGTGATGATATCCGGCAGACCGCCGTTTTGCTGCAAAAACTTGTAAAAATCCAGATCGTTGTTGCCGACGATGAACTCAATGTTCACGTCCGGCAGCTGGGACTGGACATAGGGGGCATAGTTTTCGTACAGGCTGGTGCTCCACAGATACACCTGAATAGTCTGAGCGTCTTCCTGCTCCTGTGTTCGTTCCGCATTTTTTTCGCTGCATCCGGTGAGCAGGGATAGCCCCATCACCAGTGCCGCAAGCATGGAAAATAGGCGGCGCAATGTTTTTGTTTTCATCCGATCCTTCTCCTCACACTTCTTGGGCAGCCATCGTTTTGCGGTTGGCTGCTTTGGCTTACTGATCATACATCACCGTCCGCAAGAATGTGCGCTGTAAAACCCACCCACGGAAAGGATGCCGCAATTTTTGCGTCTTTTCTGTTTTGCGCTCTCCCTCTACCGCGAAGGGGCACAGAATGAAAGAGACATAAAAATATTTTACCACTACCATGAAAAATTTTCAATAAAATTTCATATATTGAACCATAAAAGCTGTGTAGGATTACAATAGATGTGTCACAAAGTGAAAAAAGACGAATGAGTCGTTCTGTGGTACAGTTAAATTGCTACACCAACCATCACAGAAACTCATCATTGACAAACCTACATTGTGAACTCAAGGAGCCCTGTCCAAAAGAAAGCATAAAAATGCGTATAACGCCCTATGAAATGGTGTCATGGGGCGTTTTATTTTGTCTTGTTTTGTGGGCGATGTTGCGGTTTATGTTGCGGTTTTGCGAAAACTTGCGAGACTAAATAAAAAAATCCCACGAAATTACGATTCTAAACGTAAATTCGTAGGATTTTTGGAGCTACTGACCTGATTCGAACAGGCGACCTGCTCATTACGAGCGAGCATGGAATTTAGAATAAAACACATAAATACGATAAAAATACAAACAACGCGCGCCACTTTTGCGCCACTACAAATTAGCCGGTCTGTTTCTTGAGATAGGAGTCCAGACGATTGATCTTCTTCTTCTTGAATTTTTTGTCAAGAGAAGTGTAGATGCCGAGGGTGACGCTGATATCCTTATGACCCATTTGATCGCGGGCGGTGAGAACATCGACTCCGGCAAAGTACATCAGGGTACAAAAGGTGTGCCGCAGCTGGTGAGGTGTAAAGGGTTCAATGCGCATGGGCAGGCCGCCTGGGCGCTTTTTGCTTTCTTCGCCGTGATAGCCGTACTTTGCATTCAGATCGGCCATGTAGCTGCTCCACAGAGTTTTCCATGCCTGCTCTGTCATGCGGTGGCCCTTTACAGTATGCAGTACATACAAGCAATCGTCCTGCTGAGTTTTGAGATAGTCCACAAGGATCTTTGGAATATTAACGACCCGGACACCGGCTTCTGTTTTGGGATCCTTGATTTTTTTATCCTTGAAATTATAACCGCTGTGAACGGTGATCGTGGCTTCTTTCAAATCGACATCGGCCCAAGTGAGGGCGGTAGCTTCGCCGCGGCGGAGGCCTGAGTAAAGCAGTAGCATGGCAGCACGCTGGGCGCGGTGAGGCGTTTCGCGGATCCACTGCTGCTGTTCCTCTGTGATAGGCTCACGGTGCTCAGGATCAGCACCGGCAGGGCAGGTGGTTTTAACTATGGGATTGTATTGTACCACTTCTGGGATAGCGAGTTCATAGGCAGCCTTGGCGCTGCTGCGCAGATTGGACAGCGTGAAGTGGGACAGTGGTGGTTTGCCATTGTGCCACTGGGCCAGAGAGTTAAGAACCCGCTGAAAGTCGGCAGTGCGAAGGTCTGCTGCAGGCTGATCCAGAAGCGGACCCCAATGGTTTTTATTGTCTTCATAGCGGTCGAGACTCTTTTGCCCGATGCCTTTGGCTGTTTTGGCAGCAATCAGGTTATCGTACAGAGTAGCAAGGGTGGCTTTGGATTGGGCGGGATCCATTCCCTTGCCCAGTGCTGTGCGGTAAGCTTCGGCAGCAGCACGCGCTGCCTTTGCGGTGGAACCATAAAAGCTTTTGTATTTGGGCTTACCGGTTTCATCTTTGCCGATGCAGACACGGTAGCGGTAACGGCCATCGGAACCTTTTTTGTTTGCCATGTGTACACACCTCCTCTGAAAAAATTCTGGGTTGCAGAAGGATCATATTGGATTTACAATAGAAAAGCGGAGACGCGACGGGATTTGCAAGGCATTCCATGATAGAAACTCCTACTTTTCTTTTGGACAGACAGCAGAGCAGAGAACCCCTTGGCTGGAAACAGCTGAGGGGTTCTTTGCGTTTGTAAAAAAGGAGCGCCGGGTGGGCGCTCCTGAAGGTCAATAGCGGTTATAGATCTGCCCGCGGTTGCCAGCATCTATGATACGAACGATCAATCTGCCATTATCGACCGTGTAGATGATGCGGTAGGAACCAACACGCAGCCGCAGCAGCCCGGTGTGACCCTTCAACTGCTTGATGTCGCCGGAATCGGGCAGGGCATGAACTGCTTCCAGGATACGCCGCTGCTGTTCTTTTGGCTGCTTCTGGATGAACTTGAGAGCAGGCTTCTCGTACAGGATGGTATAGCTCATAAAGCAATACCGAGCTGTTTACAGACTTCGTCCTCCGTGAGGGTCTGGCCGCGATCCGGGTCTTTCAGATAGTTCTGGTAAAGCTGCTCACAATAAGCATCATCGGCATCTTCATCAGCGGTCAGGCCTTGCACGTATGCCAGAATGTAACCAAGCTTATAGGCAGGAACTTCATCCAGCAGCTGAACGATTTTTTCTCGGTCACTCATAAAAACACCTCCGGTTATTCTTCTGGCGCTTCATCCGCGTCAGGTGGGAAACTCTATTTGCCATGAGATCGTCTTCCTTGCGTCTATTGTATTGCAATTCACGCATGATATCAACATAACAAAAATGAAATTTACGTTAAATCGTTTGAATGGAGCAGCTTGCATAGGCTGGATAAAAATGATAAAATAAGTCAGGCTAAATCGCGGATAGCTTTCACGATGGATGTGGAGTTCCAGCCAACGATCTGAGTTGCTTTTGCTTGCAGCTCAACCGGCATATATGACTGGCCCCAGGGCATAATAGCAATGATGGGCTTGCCCATGCGCATAGCTTCGTCTACTTCGTATTTCATCCATTTATGGTAGAGCTCATACATGCCGCCGATTACAAGAACGACCTGTGCGTTTTTGATTTTGGCTGTGATGGCTTGCTCGATTTCGGCATCGGTGGCGTTGCTGGAAGATAATGCAAGCGGTTTTTCCTGTG